TTAACTTGATTAAAAATGCGCTGATGGATCCTGAGTTGGAAAATCTGCCAACTGACTACGAAGGTGGTCTGGACTTTACTGTTAAAAAGACCAGTAAAGGTGGTTACGCTGACTACAGCACTTCCAGCTGGGCCCGTAAAGAGTCTGCTATTACCGCAGACGAAGCAGCCGCAATTGAAAAATTTGGTTTGTACAATCTTGCTGACTTCCTTCCCAAGAAGCCCAGCGAAGCTGAACTGCGCATCATCAAAGAAATGTTTGAAGCCAGTGTTGACGGTGAAGCGTATGATCCAGAGCGTTGGGGTGCTTACTACAAGCCATCTGGCTTCAAGGGCAATGACGATGCAGCTCACTCTGCGCCGACTCAATCTGCACCAGCTCCTGTGGCAAAACTTGCTCCAGCAATCACAGATGATGACATCCCAGCATTTGATGCAGATGAAACATCTGCTCCTGTTGCAGCAACCAAACCCAGCAGCCAGCGAGCCGAAGACATTTTGGCAATGATTCGTAATCGCCAAAAGTAATCATATATGACTGTCCTCGTTAACTACTATCCGTGTAGTTACGGGGATAGTCTAGTGGCTATGCTTAACAATAGCGATGCAATTAGAAAAGATAATGTAATAACTACTAATTCTTTTTTAAAAGAATTGAATTTTTATAATTTAAATTCTGATAAGCAAAAATCTTTGTTAAGCAGTTTAGATAAGAATTTTGCATACAGTTGCCATAGACAAAACGAATTAGATTTTGCCAAACTGGCAAAGGTTACTGTAATTTCTATCGTATTAGATCAAATAGATTTCTTATTTAAACGATTTCCCGCTATACATCTGACACAAAATAAAAATAAATTTGGTGATGTTAATTTTGAAAAATTTATCAATAAAGTTCCGATGGAAAGATTAATAACAGCCGACTATGACAAATGGGCTAAACTAAACATATTAAGTACTGATATAAAATTATCATTTAGTCAACTCATTGATCCATTACAGTGTTCAAATTTTTGTCAATTGAATAATCTTAATTTTAATATAGAACGAATTAATGATATAAAAAATAATTTAAACCAGTATGTATAACAATACATTTTATTGCAGCAATATCAAACACAATCTAAGTTGGAAGGTAGATGGTAGCGTACAACCATGTAATCAAATAACCAATTTTCCTAAGTTCTACTCAGTGGAGAATCTGCGTTCAAGTCCGGAATATTATAAATTATCAAATGGCAACACTGAATATTGTATGCGCTGCTTGGATAAAGAATCCATAAATCTAAATAGTAAGAGATTGATTGATAATCAAACACATTCAGTCTATGTCAAGCTGCATGCCGATTATTTAAAAGTAGATGGAGCCATTGGCAATGTATGCAATGCTGGATGCAGGATTTGCGGAAGCCATTCTAGTTCATTCTGGCAAAGCGAAGATCGAAAATTTAATAGAATAGTGGTCGTTTCTGATACTCGTTCTACTATTTGGTCAGATATAGAAAAATACAAAGATAGCATTTTACAACTAGATTTGGGTGGTGGTGAACCGTGGTTAAATGAACTCGATCGGCAAGAAACTTTATTAGAATATTGGATACAAACCGATCGAGCTAAATTAATTAAATTACGATATAATACCAATGCTAGTTTATATCCTTCTCGTCTATTAGATAAATTCCAACATTTCAGAGAAATTAGGATTACAATAAGTTTAGATGATACAGGAGATAGATTTCAATATAATCGATATCCGTTACAGTGGGATACTGTAATGGACAACATTAGAAAGTTGCAAAAACTACCTGGTGTTAAGATAGACATCAATTTCACAGTCAGTGTGTTTACATTTTTATACGCAGATGCATTTATAGACTGTGTAAAAGACATTGGCGGCGTTAATTTTAATGTACTAACAGACCCTTCTATTTACAGTATTAAGTCTATGCCCTTAACGGTAAAAGAGCACATAAATCCCAACAACAAATTTTTTAATTTAGTAGCAACATCCCCAGTGGATGATTGGTATACTAATTTTAGTCAATTAACTGAAAAATTAGATAAGCAACGAAATCAAACATTCGAAAAAATTTTTCCGGAATTAAATAGTATAATAAATTTATGAAAATTGCAATAACTGGTCATACTGCGGGAATAGGTCAGGCATTAGCTTCGATTTATCAATCACAATCACACGAAATAGTCGGATTAAGTAGGCAAACAGGATATAACATCCGGAGCACGCCTAAGATTGCCGATATGATAGAACCTTGTGATATGTTTATTAACAATGCTCAAACCGGGTATGCACAAACTGAATTATTATTTGAAATGGTTGATCGTTGGCAAGGAACAAAAAAACACATCATTGTAATTAGTACCATAATGACTCAAACTCCGCTATCATCACTTCCCGGACTAGCCATGGATCAATATAGAATACAAAAAATAGCACTTGAAGAATCTGTTAAACAGATACGAAATCGTAAACTTGGTGTTGGTCTTACTATAGTGCGGCCCGGGAACATAGCCACCGATTTCAATAAAACTGTACCACCAGCAGCCGATGTTAATAATTGGGCAAAAACATTGATAAACTTACTTGATATGGCCAAAAATAATAATCTAGTAATTCCAGACATATCCCTGGGCCCCATTTAAAAATGACACCAAAAGATATATTAACTAATAAAACATTTTGTCCAATGCCGTGGACAGGGTTAATGTACAACTTTGATGGCAAAGTCAAAAATTGTATTCGCAGTGACGAAAAAACTGGACTATTGGGAACTATTAAAGAAACACCAATTGAAAAAATATTGCTGGGTCCTGCGAACGTGACCAAACAAAAAAATATAACAATTCATGCACCAGCTGCTGGTTGCCATACTTGTTATGATTTAGAACACGATAAAACAGGGTTGGACATTATTAGTGATAGAATTTTTTATATAAAAGAATTGAAAAAAGTTCCACTTGATACATATAAAATTAATAATTTTGATTTACAAACAATTGATGTTCGTTGGACCAATTTATGTAATTTTGCCTGTGTATATTGTAGTGAACAATTTAGTAGTAAATGGGCCAGTGAACTTAAAATCAAAATAGAAACTCCAGCCGATAAACAATTGTCAGACTTTCGAGAATACATCTATCGTCATGCTAAACAACTTAAACATGTTTATCTTGCTGGCGGCGAACCTCTGTTAATGAAAGAAAATTTAGAATTACTTCAAGAATTGAATCCGGATGTTAATATAAGGATTAACACTAACCTCAGTAAAGTTGATACTGGGGTGTTTGCTGCTATTTGTAAATTTAAAAATGTTCACTGGACCGTGAGCGTGGAAACTATAGAAAAAGAATTTGAATATATACGATTCGGCGGTCGATGGGCCGATTTTTTAGAAAATCTAACTACAATCAGGAAATTGGATCATAAGATAAGTTTTAATATGTTATGGTTCTTGCTAAATTATGACAGCGTATTTGATTGTGTGACTTATCTAAAAGATCTAGGATTCCACAATAACAGTTTTATTATCGGAGCACTATTAAGTCCGTCCTACCTAAATATTAGACATTTACCGGAAAATGTGTTAAACTCGTTAAAGTTAAAATTACAATTAGAAATCAATAAAAATCCAGGATACCTGCTCGAAGATAGCTATCGTAATATGTTACACTATATAACGCAACCAATTGAAAAAAATTTAACAAACTCGTTTGAACAAATAGCAACAATGGATCAGCGACGCGGAGTAGACAGCAGCATAATTTTTAAAGACTTATACAAACTTAAAGAAGGAAAATAATCATGGCAAAACCATTTGATGTAAGTAAATTTCGTAAAACAATTACGAAAAGTATCGAAGGCCTAAGCGTGGGCTTCAATGACCCAACTGATTGGGTATCAACAAACAATTTCGCACTGAATTATCTTATCAGCGGAGACTTCAACCGAGGTATTCCACTGGGCAAGGTCACAGTGTTTGCCGGTGAATCCGGTGCTGGTAAGTCATTCATTTGCTCTGGCAACATTGTCAAGAATGCACAGGATCAGGGTATCTTTCCTATTCTAATAGATACTGAAAATGCACTTGATGAAAAGTGGTTGCACGCCTTGGGTGTGGACACCAAAGAAGATAAGTTGCTGAAACTTAATATGGCCATGATCGACGATGTGGCTAAAATGATCAGTGAGTTTGTCAAGGAATATAAAACATTGCCTGCAGAAGGTCGCCCTAAAGTTTTATTTGTATTGGACAGTCTGGGCATGCTACTAACACCAACTGATGTTAATCAGTTTAATGCAGGCGATATGAAGGGCGACATGGGCCGCAAACCAAAGGCATTAACAGCACTTGTTCGTAATTGCGTAAACATGTTCGGCGACTTGAACTTGGGTTTGGTTGCAACTAACCATACCTATGCCAGCCAGGATATGTTTGATCCAGATGACAAAATCAGTGGCGGACAAGGTTTCATTTATGCTAGCAGTATTGTAGTTGCCATGCGTAAGTTAAAGCTGAAGGAAGATGATGACGGCAATAAGATCAGTGAAGTAAAAGGTATCCGTGCTGCTTGCAAGATCATGAAGACCCGCTACGCCAAACCCTTTGAAAGTGTACAAGTAAAGATCCCCTATGAAACAGGCATGAATCCTTATAGTGGTCTAACTGATTTGTTCGAAGGCAAAGACATGCTGAAGAAAGAAGGCAACAGTCTTGTTTATACCACAACCGACGGCGAAATTATTAAAAAATTCCGCAAGGGGTGGGAACGTAATGACGATGGTTGTTTGGATAGAGTCATGGCAGATATTACAAATAATCCACATATTGCAACTAAGAATATCCCAGCGGAGGCGCCCGAAATAGAGAATGGGGAAGAATGACAAATTCTATAATTAAAATTACACCAAATTTTGAATGTTTTTCCATCACTTGGATTATAACTAATAAATGTAATTATGATTGTATGTATTGTCCTCCCAACTTGCACGCCGGGGATAGAACATATTCGTTGAGTAAACTACAATCTTATTGGATAGATATTTTTAATAAAACTCGGAATAAAAATTTAAAATATAAGATTTGTTTTTCGGGAGGAGAAGTAACAACAAATAAAGACTTTATAACGTTTGTTAAATGGTTGCGGGAACAGTATAATGAGTATATCTACCAGATAGTATTGACCACAAACGGCAGTGCAAGTCTGTCGTACTATAAGAAGTTATTCACTATCGTAGATAGCATATCGTTTTCTTTCCACAGCGAACATGCAGATGAAAAATTATTTTATAATAAAATTATTAAACTTAGAAAAACAATTTCTCCTATGTCTTCTAAAAATTCCATGCATGTAAATATCATGGATGAATATTGGAATACTGATCGAATACCATTGTATACTGATTTGCTGGATAAGTATAAAATTAGCTATAGCGTCAACGAAATACAATATAACTATGGCACAAGGACTTTTCCTATATTAAAAGGTAAAATTAATCTTGAAATTTGAAAATCATCATTATCATAATTGTCTAATAGAATTAGACAATGGTGAAACATATTCAGTGTACGCCCCATGGATTCACAATCAAAAAATAGATAATTTTAAAGGTTGGAGATGTGATGCAGGGGTTACTAGAATCAGTATTGATCAAGACGGACAAATTCACAATGGTGAATGTTGTGATACTTATTTGGGGAATTTAAACACAGGTTGGGAATTACTTGAAGAGTCGGCTGCCATTTGCAAACAAGATAGATGTGCAGGCTGCGCAGATGATCTGATGACTAAGAAATATGCAATTACAGGAACATTAAAATGAGTATAGATTTAGATGGATTGGGTGAAGTGTATCAAGCTCTTAAGCAATACATTCCTCAAAAAGAC